TCGAGTCCCTCCCGTGAGATTATACACCAAAACCTTTGAAGAACAAGGAAAACAAATGAGCAAAAACTCTCTAGAATTTTACAATATTGGAACCAAAGTTAAGTTGACAGATGATGTTCATGGAAGTATTATTTGTGTTAGTATCGGCCCCAATCATTCTATTACTTATAAGTGTGGTTGGTGGAATGGTCGATCATATTGTACGGAAACTTTTAACTCTTCTGAGATAGAGGCTGTTGTTACCACAGAAAAAACTCGCATAGGATTTGTCTGAAATGAATGAAAATGCCAATCCTATTGATTTTCTAATCGAATTTGCTTGGGCAAGTGGTGCTGATCGTTTTGTGGTAAATAATGCTAAAGATGAACTACAAAAACTCAGAGAAGATAGTAGTGATTCACAAAGATGGTTTAGTTGTGAACAAGAACTTAGCAGACTAAAACAAGAATACAATAAACTTCTTGCTGTGTTCGATAACCCTGTTGCTTATGGTCTTATAAATGAAAGACACGATCTTTACGATTTGAGAATAATGGATAATCCTCATAACGCCGATGAGAAAGTTGTGCCTCTCTATTCTAATAGACAAGAATTTTTAACCGGAGATTGGAAGGGATACAATCACTATGGTAAGTTTACCAAATAAATTTTATAGAGGAGTAGTTTATAGTGATCCAGATTTTAAACATCCTAATTTTCGCTTTCTTTTAGTTGATACAGTAAAAGAAGTTCAGGATGAGTATGGGGAATGGTATTTGGATATTTTCCATGACGCTACTGATTTTCTAATGCACGATCATGCTTTGGGAAATGTTTTTTATGGAGTTTATGGATCATACTGGATTGATATTCCAAAAGGCCCAATTAAGTTATGTGAAACATCTGACTTAAATGAAGCCATTCATGTGGCTCAAGAAATTATGGGTTCTATTATAGTAGATAAAACTTATGATTAACTCTGATTATCTAATAGATTATAGCGATTGGTTTGATGAGGGTGGGTATTGTCAAGTATATCCTATTAAAGATAAGAAAGATTTAGTATTCAAAGAGTTTCGTAATAAAAAGAAAGCACAAGAATCTTATAGATATCATAAGAAATTAGCCAAATTTGATCTGGCCCCAAAAATCTATAGCAAAATCTGTAGACTAGAATTTGCACCAGAAGATGATCTTTATCAACCAGAACCTAGTGATTGGGGATATGTAACAGAATTGGCTAAAACTCATACTGCTAATACCAAAATTAGTATGGCCGATATTCAATGTTTAGTAGATGAAATTTATACTAAAACTGGACTAAAATTCTGGGATTGTCATTGGTATAATGTCGGGGTTGTAAAAAGAGGTAGAAAGAAACGAGTTGTGTGCATAGATACTGGCAAAGAAAGTTTCGATGGCAATAGTAATGCTTGGGCAAATCCCGATCCTGGCCCAAAATGTTCATACTGTGAAAAGTATGAGTGTGATTGTATTGATTAGGTGTATTAATTAGTGAGATAATATTTCCTTAAATAAGGAGAATGTGATGTCAAAAGAATTTGATGATGTAATTAAAAAAATCAATCAGTCTGATAAATTATTTGTTAGAGACATTACGAATCTGGAAAAAGATCACGAAAAAATATTAAAGGAAATAAATGATGTCAAAAAGCAGGTTAAAGATATATCATTTAAAGTTGATATGATGCTTGAAATATTAAATAACTTTACTATTATGTTAGCAGAAGAAGAAGAAGAAGATGATGAGGATTTAGAAGATAATTATGATAATGATAGCGATGAACATTGGGCATCAAAAGAGGATGACTTTTGGGAAGATGACAACAACGAATCAATTTGATATAAATATTGCTCTACTAATATTTGCTACATATTTTATATTGGATATGTTCTATGCTTATTATATACTTTGCATAGAATCTAGACAAAATTTAATGTCATCTTTTATGGCCGGAATGATAACTTCTTTATCAGCATTTGGTGTTGTTAGTTTTAGCCAAAATATGACGTATGTTATTCCGTTATTTTTAGGTGCGTTTGCGGGAACTTTTGTGACAATGAAAGCGAAAGAAATCTTGCAATCCAGAAAGCGTAATGTTGACAACGCGGATTGACGATGTATACTTGGAGCATCACAGGACACTCGGAGAAACAAAATGAAACTTGCGGATCGAACGGTTGAGGTTCACAGTGCTGGTATTAGTGCGTCGAATCAGTTTACGATTGCTCAAACCAGCAAAATGTTTAAGATTCTGTCGGATTCTCTGTATTCCGACAAGGTTATGGCAGTTATTCGTGAACTTGCCACAAATGCTTATGACTCTCATGTTGGTGCGGGCAACAAAAATCCTTTTCTTGTAAAGTTGCCAACTGCTGCTGATCCTAATTTCAGTGTGCGTGATTACGGCACTGGTCTTAGTCAGGCAGACATGGAGAGTCTGTATACCACTTATGGTGCTAGTAATAAGAATGACAGCAATGATTTTGTGGGTTGTCTTGGTCTAGGGTCTAAGAGTCCGTTTGCTTATACCAAGAGTTTTACCACAACTTCTTATTTTAATGGTAAGCAGTATACTTATATTGCGGCTATTGATGATGCTGGTGTGCCTACGTTGAATCTTATTCATTCTACAGATACTACTGAGCCTAATGGTCTGGAGATTAGTTTTGCTGTTAAGCAATATGATTTCCAAGAGTTTAGTCAGAAGGCTATTAGGGTTTTTCATTATTTCCGAATGAAGCCCATTATTAATGGCGGCGTTCATTGGGATTTTACCAAGGAATATAGCCAGCGAAATGTTGTTATTGATGGTGATGGGTGGCGTGTTTGCCGACTCAATAATGACAACATGAAGTTTCCAAATAATTATTATCGTATTCAGAGCGGCGTTATTGCTCTGATGGGCAATATTGCGTATCCTGTTGAGGTTTCTCATCTTGTGGGTGAGGAAAAAGCAGAAACGCCAGATCATATTGCTAAGTGGAATCGTGCTTTCAATAAGGCTGATATTGCTTCGTGGAAGAGTTTTGTTGGCGAAATCATCAATCAGGGTCTTTATCTTGAACTTGATTTTGGTATTGGCGAACTTGAAATGGATGTTAGTCGAGAGGGTTTGCAGTATACCAAGGGTGTTGTAAAGGCTCTTAGAGAAAAAACCCAAGATATTTTCTTGGAACTGAAGAAGAATTTTAGCGACAAAATTGCTACTTCTCAAACCAAGATCGAAGCAATCACCACTTATTATCAGATGAATGATCTTGCTGGTGGTTGGGGAGTTGGTGCTAGTTGGACTGATCCTGCTGGTAAAACCCACACTATTTCTAGTGGTCAAGATATTGAGTACAAACTCAAGAAGGATGAGAATCTGTATGTTTTCAACTATAGAACATCGGGTTATCGTTCTCGTCGCATGGTTTATATGACAGATCGAATCCATCACGATACTCTTACTGGTAAGGGATATTCGTACTGGAATAGTAACAAAAAGTCTGGACAGATTAGATTTTTCTGGTGTGATATTAGTGCAGCAGAAACTGCTAAAAAGATTGTGACTCGATATTGCAATCAGTACGATTGTTTTGCTTATCTTCTTGTTAATGCTAAAGATCATACTGATGTAAAGAATAACTTTGCTGATCTTGTTGCTGATGTTGGTGAAAAGAATATTCTGGATGTGTCAGAGTATCGTGATCTTATTAAGTCAACTCCTAAAGCCAAGGGCAGTAAGGGTAGTAAGGGTAGTGTTAGCGATCAAGATATTTTCTTGATCTTTGGTGATCAGAAGAATACTAGTCCGCTAAACTATGACTACAATGATGCTTCTTATATGCGTAGTCTTAGTACAGATCGTCTTAATGATCTAGAGGATGAAGATGAGATTGTGTACGTTCCTATCCTCAGATATGGTACTGCTACTACTGATTATCCCACCATTAATGGCTTGTATAGTCACAAAGACTTCTTTGAGAAGTACAAGATATTTGATGATACAAATATTTATGCTATCAAGCATGGAGTGGTGGATCGTTTAATCAAGGAGGGGTACAACCTTGTGGATTTTAACACTTGGTTCAAGACTCGCTTGAAGAAACTTAATGATAGTAAGTTCAAGGATATTTATCAATTTAATAATCTTGTAGAACAATGTCGTTCTGAATATAACTCAGATGACAAGATGAATCGTGGCTATGGTCAAGGATATATGGATCGACAGTTTCTATTCCATATGCTTAATATGTTCGGACTTGAGTATGCTGACTTTATCAATAACAAGGATATTGTGCAAACTCTAGATAGTCTGATGACTTTGGAGTTCTTTGCTGATACTATTCATCGTAGCGAATTTGATATCAAAAAGTTTAATAAGGATGACTACTATGGTCACATGACTAAACTATTGAGCGATTTTGGAATCAATGGTCTTGATAGTGCCAAGATTAAAGATGCTAATGTTATCTATAATCAGATCAATCGTATCATTGATAGTATCTATGAAAACGACAAGGTTTCACAATACAAGAAAATTTTTAAGAAGGCAGATTCTGACAATGGGTATGTTGCTCCAAAGATCGCTGATCTTAGAAAAACAATTAAAGTGGAACTTGACAGCAATCCGATGTTCAAGTATATTATGTGTGTCACTCCGGTCAGTGGTGATTTGAGAGAATTGAAGAACATTAATCCTCTCAAGCAAAACGATGGAAACAGAGGTCACTACTATCGTGACAACAATGGTTGGTCTACTACGATTAGTGATGTTAATATGTTGAAGGTTCAGTTCGGTCAAATTATAGGTTGATTTCACAGGAAAACAGGAGAAAACAAATGAGTGTTCCTTTTATGTGGGTTGATGGTAATCTTACGCTTGTTCTTAATAACAGGACGTATCAGGTTTTGCCGGATCATATTAATTACAAGATGATTCTTGAGGCTTTGCCAACTGCAAACGCTGATGAACTCTTGGAGATTGTGGATGTGGAAAAGGCTGTTGCTACTTTTAGTGATGGTCTTGTGGAGATTAAGAACGGCCAAGTCACTTATGAGGGCGAGGCTGTTCATGGGAGTATCAGTAAGCGTATTCTGGAGTTTATGAGCAAGGGTCTGCCTTTTCAGCCCCTAGTTAATTTCCTGAATAATCTTATGGATAATCCTAGTATGCAGAGTCAAAAGGAACTGTATGATTTCCTTGAGCATGAGCATCTGCCCATTACTGAGGATGGTTGTTTCCTTGCTTATAAGGCAGTCAGGAGTGACTACAAGGATAAGTACCGTGGAGCATTTGACAACAGCGTTGGTAACATCTGCAAGATGACCAGAGCAAAGGTTGATGATGATCGTAGTCGAGGTTGTTCTGATGGACTTCATGCTGGTGCATTGAATTATGTTGCTGGTTATGGTAGTCTTGAGAGCGGCGACAAGATTGTGATCGTCAAGATTAATCCCAAGGACGTTGTGAGTGTTCCTAGTGATTGTAACTGTGAGAAACTTCGCACATGCGAATATCTTGTGGTTGGTGAATATCAAGGAGAACTTCTCAAGCCATTGTATTCGGCAACATTCTCAGAGGATGAGTATGCCGATTATGATGATGAGGATGAGGACTATGATATTCGTGATGATTACTGGGATCAGTTTGATGACGAAGATGAAGATGAGGATTATGAGGACGAGGATGATTACGACAACTCGTATCCTGGTTGATTAAAAGAATTAGTGGAGTCTGGGGACTAAGATAATAGCCTCTGGTTGGGAAACTCGACAAACGCTATTTGAGGGGGTTCGATTCCCTCCCGCTATTTTATATTGCTAATGGTGGTAGAGGTTGCCACCCCAATATAGGTTCACAGAAGAAATAGGTAAAGAAATGTTTAGCGATAATCTTGGTTTTAATCCGTTTGATAAGAATAACAATGTTCACGCTAATGGATATGCTCATGCTCGTCAAAAATTTTTGACTTCTTTCAAGCAAAATAATATCTTGGTTTATAACGGTAATCCTCGTAAGAAGATTAGTAGCATGAGTCATACTAATAGTCTTGATGAGGGTCTTGATGAGGTTTTAGATGCTAATCAAAACAAAGGTTCTGATGTTTACTTTTATGTGAATGGTGGTCGTAAACTTTTCCATATCGATCAGTTTACTTGTTGCTTTTGTGATATGGATGCTGGTCGAGACAGCGAGGGTAAATACTTTAAGCCTAGTGTTGTGATGCAGCATAAGAAGCGATTTCTTGAAAAGATTAACAACTTTCCGGTTAAGCCTAGTTGGGTAGTTGATACTCGTAATGGTTATCAGTGCTACTGGCTTTTTGATGACAAGTCTCGACAACTTGTTGGTAAAAATAAGACATACTGGAATGGCCTACAGAAGAAACTAGTAAATTACTTTGGTGGTGATCCACGAGCAATCAAGGCCAATCAGATTTATCGTGTTCCTTATACTTGGTGGCGTAAGGGTTGGGAGGGGAAGGCTCCTTACTTTACCAGTATGCTGCCAGGATCAACTGGGGATGTAATTAATGTGGCTGATTTGCAATCTGCTCTTACTGGTCAAACAACCAATATTGTTATTGATCCTGCAAAGTGCAGCGACGAATGGTACAAGGGTTATGCCAAGGCTTACAAACAGGCTGATGCTAATAATCTACCAGTGCCAATAGACGTTGCCAAGCAGATTCTTAGCACACTAGTAAATGATCCTCACAATAAGTCATACAATAATGATGATCTAAATGACGAGGATGATGGTATGCCAGAAAAGGCTTATGGTGATCCCGAAATGGTTCAGCCAGCGTGTCGTGGAGGCGATTGTTTAAATCTGAGCGGTCAGCAGACCAAACTTTTAAAAACGGTCGTTGACTACCTAAACCAAGCGTCCACAGCGTTGTATTTCAGCAACAATCGCTTTCTGAGTAGTGCGGCCAAAGACCTTGCTAACCAACTAAGTGACCAATTTTGTATAGGATGAAAAATGCAAGATCCATACGATGACGAAGATGACGAATATGATGATGATTACTACAATAATGATTATAGTGATCAGTATGATCCGTATAAGTTTTATTTCAAATTTGATATGAATCAAAACTCTCCGTTGTCGGAATGGATAAGCAAAATGATCAACGATATATTTAAAAAAGATTATGACTTCGATAAGATGATAGTGTTTCCTGTGAATAGTTGGAATCCCAATACTGGAGGAAAAGATAAACTCCAGTATTTGGGATCCAATTATGCTAACGAACCAATTTGGAAAACCAAATATTGGGTTGCTGATCCTATAAACTCAGCATATAAAGCACACTTACAATCTCACGCTGTTCATTTTATTAATCAGCCTAAATATTATAAAGGACTATTTGATATTCTCAATTAGAAGTAATAATGAGTGAAAAATGGTATACTGTGCCTGACTTAGAAAAATTTACTGACAAGGCTAGGGCAATAGTCTATAATAATTTTGGTGTCTGGCAAAATAAAGACAATCTAGACATAATGATAGACGATGTTATAGAAAATGACAAAGAAGAATTTGATAAAGTATTGTCTCATAAAGAAGCATTACTAATTATAAAAGAACTTGTCAAAAAACAGAAAAACAGAAAAACAAATCAAATACGATACACGATAAATGATTCTATTTTTGCCGATATAATCTATCGCCTGAATGATAGGATGGTCAGCAATATAGTTAGTGGTTTGGTGCAAAAAGGACTAATAGAAACAGCTTTTGACGATGAAACAAATGATTTTGTATTTTGGATAAAAGAAGAAGAAAAACCTGAAACAGACTAATTGGAGAAAATATGTCAAATAAAATTAGACCAACAACCTTTGATGAAATTATTGGCCAAGGAGATGTTATCTCTAGACTTAAAGTATCTATAGCCGGTGCTAAAGACGAAGAAACAATACTTCCTCACGTTTTAATCGACGGCCCTCCGGGTCTTGGAAAAACAACAATAGCCAGTGCTATTGCGTCTGAACTAAATGTGAATTTGTATACTACTAATGCGGCAAATCTAAGAAGCGTTAAAAGCGTTTTACCATATTTATTGAGGATGACAAAACGATCAGTGCTATTTATTGATGAAATTCACAGATTGCCAAAAATTGTAGAAGAATTTTTGTATCCTGTAATGGAAGATTTTGTAGTAAATATAGTTCTAGAAACAGAACCAGAAGAAATTGAAATTCCTGCATTTACTTTGGTTGGGGCGACAACTAGCGGTGGTAGTTTAAGTCAACCGTTTTATGATCGTTTTCAAATCAAAGAACATCTATCTTTTTATAGCGATAATGATCTAGCTAAACTAGCAGGAT